TTAGATGGTGGTGGTGATAGTTATATATCAACAACAACTGAAAGTTCAAATAATAATATTTCGTTTGTAATAGGTGGTAATACAAGAGTAAAAATGTTACCACATATAATGTACATCAATTCAACTGGAGCCAATGGATTAGTTATAAATAATGATGAAGGAACTACTACTAATTCAGGTAGAATTTTCTTTGAAGGGAATTCTACAAGTGTAATATTCCAAGAAGCTGATGATTTAAGTTTTAGAACTGGTGGAACTACTGGAGCAAGTAGTGGAACTGAAAGATTTAGGGTAAATACTTCTGGAGTGGCAGTAACTGGAGCTATAGATGTTTCCGGAGCATTGACATTAGGAACTGCATTAGCAGTTGCTGAGGGTGGAACAGGTGCTACCACATTAACATCAAATGGAATTCTTACAGGTAATGGAACATCTGCAATTCAAGCAGAGTCTAATCTTACTTTTGATGGAACAGATTTAGCAATAGCAGGTGCCGGTAAACTTTATTTTGGTGGTGGTAGTCATACTTATATTTCAGAAGATGCTGATGATAGATTAAGATTCTTTGTTGGTGGCGCTGAATTTATGAGATTTACTGAATCTACTGGTAATAGTTTTAGCATTTATGAAGATGTTTATATTCCAGATGATAAAAAAATACACTTTGGTGATGGAAATGATTTAAAAATATATCATTATAATGCAGCTGGAGATTCAAGAATTAATGTAGCTAATAATCCATTATTAATTACTTATAATGATGTAGATAGATTTAGATTAGCTTCAAATGATTTAGTCATTAATGAAGGTGGTGGAGATTATAATTTTAGAGTAGAGGGAGATACTGATGCCAACCTATTATTTGTAGATGCGGGTGAAGATAGAGTCGGTATAGGAACTAACTCACCAGACTCATTTGTTCACATTTCAGCATCAGTAGGAAGTTCAACTGCATCACTTCACGTTGAAGGTAGTGGTTCAGAAGTATTTGCAGTAGACGGAACAAACGGAAGATTATTTACCGTAACAGATGAACTATCAGGTTCATTATTTTCAGCCAATACAATCGCAGGTTTACCCGTAATTGAGGCATTTAGTGATTACAAAGTAACACTTGGGCCATATTCAAGTCAAACTACCGTAGATTCAAGTGGTAATTTATCAGTATCGGGAGAAATTAGAGCAACCGGTGATGTAATTGCATATTATTCATCAGACGAAAGATTTAAAGACAACATACAACCAATTCAAGATTCACTTTACAAAATAAGTAAAATTGGTGGATACGAATATGATTGGAACGATAAACAATCCACATATGAAGGGCACGATGTTGGGGTTATTGCACAAGAAATTCACAAAGTTCTACCAGAAGTCGTAACCGAAAGAGAAGACGGATATTTAGCAGTAAAATATGAAAAAGTCGTTCCATTATTAATCGAATCAATCAAAGAATTAAAACAAGAAGTTGATGATATTAAGAAAAATTGTAAGTGTTTGAGCGATGGCAACGAGTTATAGTCCAGTAGTCCCAAAAGGGTTAAAACATTATTTTGACATTAATGATAGAAATTGTGTTGATGCACCTAATACATCTATTGTAGGAAATCTACAAGGAACTTCAACAAAATTAAATTGTTTAGTTAGTGATTTACAAATGGAAGCATACGACAATACCAACACCAATATGACTTTTACTCAAGATAAAAGTGGTTATTGTTATGACCAAGTAGGAACAAATGGCGGAGAACCAGGTTGGAGAAGCACTACAAATGTAAGTCGTGTTGATGATTATACTTTTATTTGTTGGTTTAAATTTAATTATGGATTAGATTACCAACGAGCAGAAAATATTTATGGTGGTGGTTTTAATGCACGAACAAGTTTTGTTATATCTTGGGGTGGAACAAGTTCTTCACACGGATATTTACGATATAGTGAAGCAGGTGGAACAAACTCTTATAATCAAGCATCTAGCTATGGTGGAAATGATGGAAATTGGCATATGTTTGCAACAACCGATACCGGAGGAGACGGAGCAAACACTACAACATTTTACCTTGATGGAATATCTAAAGGTTCAACCAATAGTAATGGTTCACACGATACACCAGATACTGCAACACGATTAACTTGGGGAAGTTGGAGTGTAACTTATGGTAATATGGGTGGTAGAACAAATTGTTTTATGTATTATGACCGAGTGTTAAGTTCTTCAGAAATATTACAAATTTATAATCAAATGAAAGGAAGATTTCAATGAGAAAAAATACAGATATTCATTGTTCAACTTGTAACTTACCTTCAAAACACGAGGGAAAGTGTACAAATACTAATTGTGAGGACTATGGTAAATAATGGCATTTTCACACAATCCTAAAATCACATCATCAGGTTTAAGACTTTATATTGACCCAGCAGATTTAAATTCACACGGTTCTGGAACAGAACTAAATGATTTAAGTGGTAATGGTTGGACTGATAATATAGGAGGTTCTTCTGAAATAACTTTTACAGGTAATCCAACTTATATTTCCGATAGTGGTGCAGGTGGTTATTTTTATTATACGAATTCATCTTACACGGATTGGGCAACAACTGATTTCAGTATATCGGCTTGGGGTAATCGTGATAATTACACAAGTGATGCTCAAGGAAGATTTTGTGATTTATTATATGCAGGAAATGGACACTTAAGACTTACATTAAAAGGGACACCAATTTTACAATTTAGACCAACTGGTGGCGGTGGAAACACATTAATTAGTGGAGGTTCTACAACAGCAGGAAATTGGTATAATGTTGTGGTGACAAAATCAGGAACAACATCTGGTGGTAGTGCAGATTATGTATTGTATGTAAATGGGGAACAAGTTGCAACCAATACTTCAAGTGCATTAGCTACGGATTCAAACTTTCAACGAATCAATGTATTGATTTCATCAGACGATGATAATTCATCAATCACTTGGGACGGACTATTCGGGCCACTTTCAATCTATACAAAAGTTTTAACACCATTAGAAGTAAAAGATAATTTTAATGCATTAAGAAAAAGGTTCAATATATAATGGGAGCAAAAGGTGGACAAAGAATAAAAACCAATGGTTTACTCTTTACCATTGATGGTTCAGATAGAAAATCTATGCCATTACAACCAGAAATTGACCCATTAAAAAATCACGCAGCAGGAGAGTGGGTATGTATGAAAGGTGGAACAGGAACTTTATTTCGTCCTTATCCACAAACTCTTGTTTATGAAAGAACCAGTATTAGTGGAAGTGAAACATTAGTCAAAGACCCAAATACAATTCCAACAACAGAAGCATTTACATTTTCAAAAGGAGATATCATCAGAGGAACCAAACCGATTGTATTGTTTGATAGTGGTTTACAACACTATGTAACCACAAATGGAAGTAGAGGTAGATTATTTGGTAGTTATTCAAATCGTGGTGATGCTTCAACATATGAAATATATGCATTAGGAAATGGAACAATTTATTTTTATGATAATGTTGCCGGTGGAGTAGGCGGAACAGCAACTTCTTCATCAGTTGTGACTGAGGGTAATTTTGCTTCTTGGACGGTATCGAGTAATAGTTATCATTTTATAAGTTCAAGTTGTGATATTATAGTTACGGTAGGAGAAGCTACAGGAGCAGACAGAATGAAAGTTCCACCAGCAAGAGAAAGAATTTACACAGGTAGAGCTGGTTATGAAATGACAATGTTAAATGCCGCACCAACTACAACAGGAGAGTATTTAACCAAAGACTCAAACTTATGTTTTGCAGTAGAAATTGCAGATGGAGCAGGTGGAGACTCTACACAAGGATTAGGATTGGAAAATCTTTCCAACACTTATGGTTGGGGAGAACAATTACCAGATTATCAAATCGTTGCTATGTATCCAAATACAACTTGTAGTGCTTATTATTACGATAGTGGTTGGGTATTGGGAGAAGAACATCGTTTAGACGGAACATTAGATTCACCAGTAACTCATAGAAGAAGTGGTGATGATGGATTCGGTGTTGATAGTGGAGCTGAAAGTGGTAATTCATCTGATATGGCGAGTGGGGCAACTATGTGGAAATGGGAAAGTAATAATGATGTCTTTATTTCCATTAATGATAATAGTGCAGACGAAGAAACTTTATTGGGTTGGCAAACCAACACCACTTCAAACCAAACAGAACCACAAGATTTAACCGGTAATTTTAGTCCAAAAATAAGCAATACTAAATCACACAAACGAAACAGAAAGAAAAAATTAAGAAGTTTTGGTGGTGGAACAGGTAATTTCATTAGAGTTCCTTATTCATCAGATTTTAACAATACATCATTTTCATTTACTTGTTGGGTTTATGTTAGTGGAACAACCAACACAGATGAAAAAATAGCAGCATTATCAAGAGATACAGAAAGTGCAGGTGGTGCAGTTTGGCAATTAAGAACATCAACAACATCTAATCAATTATTGTATCAAACTAAAAACGCATCAACTTGGCAAACCTATACAATGAATAGTTTTTTTGATGGTGCAGGGTGGTATCACATAGCAGTAACACATACACAAGGTTCAAATCCTATTGTGTATCGTAATGGAAATGTATTTAGTGGTAGTGGAACCGTAACACAAAACTTTGATTTTGCAACTGATGACTTTTTTATCGGTTGTAGATTAAATGGTGGAACCCCAACAGACTTTTGGTCAGGTGAAATTATTAAAGCATCATACTATAATGTAATTTTAACACCAAGAGAAATAAGAGAAAATTTTAAATCAAATTCAAGACGATTTTCTCGTCGTTTTGAAAATTAATTTGATATTTATATATAAACCAAAACAGGAGTTATAATGGCTAAAAAATCAACAGAAATTAAATTCACTCAAGAAGAATTAGATTCATTACAAGGTTTATCTCAAGGATATGATAACATTCGTAATTCTATGGGTAATTTAGAAATTTCAAGAATTCAATTGGAACAAAGATTAGAAAATCTATCAGACGAAAAACTTCGTTTAGAAACAGAATATTCTAATTTAGTTGCAGAAGAACAAAGATTAGTCGGTGAATTAAACGAAAAGTATGGGGCAGGAAACCTTGACCCAGCAACTGGCGTTTTTACACCAACTAAATAAAAAAATTGGTTTCATCAGTATATTTTCAGTTTTTTAATTGATATTTATACTTACGATATAAAACCTAATTAGGAGAAACAAAATGGCAGAAAGAATCGTAAGTCCTGGAGTATTTACCAGAGAAAAAGATTTAACTTTCTTACCACAAGGAATAGGCGAAATCGGAGCAGCATTAATCGGACCAACAGAATCAGGTCCTGCGTTTGTTCCAACAGTAGTTCGTTCTTTTGGTGAGTTTGAACAAATCTTTGGTAAAGAAAGCCAGAACTTTTATGTTCCTTTCACTGCGAAACAATATCTTCGTAGTGCAGGAGCAGTAACAATCGTTCGTGTTTTAGGATTGGGTGGATACGCAAATGACACAATTTCTTTAGGTATTAGTGGTTCAAACGGACACTTTGTAGCAGCTACACTAAAACCTTCAAGAGGTGCAGCAAACCCAGATACATTAGACTTAACAACATCTGGTTCTATCTTATTGACAAACGGAGCAACTAAAAGCTCATTTACATTAGCAATTAACGGAACTTCATACGCATTATCATTTAATTCAAGTTCTGCAAATTACATTGGTAAAGTATTTAGTGAAGATGCTCAAGATGCAAACAAAGATGTTTATGTGTATTCAAACTTCTTAAAAACACAAAATTTAATGGGTACGAGTGATAGTGTTACCGTGGCTACTGGTTCAGATGAAAACTTTTCATTCAACTATAAAGTCGCAACAACACCTTCCATTACATCACAATTAGTAAACTCAACCAGAACTTCGTTGTTCAAAGTCAATACATTGGCACACGGAACAACAGAAAATTCAAAATACAGAATCGGTATCTCTGATGTGAAAAGACCAGCAGATGTTCCAGGTTCTGATTATGGTTCATTTAGTTTACAAGTGATTGTTAATAACCCAGGTCAAAATGATGACGGAACAATTTTAGAAAACTTCCAAAATCTAAATTTTGACGAAGACTCAACAAATTACCTACCAAGAGTAATCGGTGATAGATATGTAACAATAGATTCAAACGGAAAATTAACCTACAATGGTGATTATCCAAATCAATCTAAATACATTTACATTTCAGATTATTCAGCATTAACAGGTATTTCAAAAGACTTAGTTCCTATGGGATTTGGGGCAGTATCACAACCACACGTAGCGAGTGTAGCATCACTTGCAGGTAGTGGTTCAATGACATTCCCAACAGCTTCATTCAAAGGAATTACAAGTAATGGTGGTCAATTAAACTCAAGAGGTACATTTGACAGAAACGCATATTATGGATTTGACTTCGGTAATTCAGACAACACTGAATACTTAGGACCAACACCAACAAGTGCACAATCTGGAAACAATGTAACTATGAGTTTGGAAAACGCGTTCGGTAACGACGATGCATCAGTGTTTGGAACAACACACGCATCAGGAAGTCAAAAGATAACATTAGATGTATCAGCTTTCCAACAAAGAAAGTTCTTAGTTCCTTTCCAAGGTGGTTTTGATGGAGACAATCCAGCAAGAACATTCTCAACAGGAACAAACATCAGTGCTACAAATTCACAAGGATTTGATTTGAACGACGCTAATGCAAGTGGTTCAATAGCTTACAGAAGAGCAATCAACGCAATCTCAAATCCAGATGAATTTGATATTAATCTATTGGCATTACCAGGTGTTATTCATTCATTACACCCAAGTGTAACAAATCACGCAATAGACAAAATTGAAGATAGAGCAGATGCATTCTTCATTATGGATGGTTCACCATATGGTGCTTCAATTCAAAGTGCAATCAATAATGTAACTGCAGTGGACTCAAATTATGTTGGAACCTATTATCCTTGGGTTAAAATCTTGGATAGTGTTAAAGGTAGACCAACTTGGGTACCACCTTCAGTTGTGATGCCAGGTGTTTACGCAAACAATGACGCAATTGGTCAAGAGTGGTTTGCACCAGCAGGTCTAAATCGTGGTGGTTTAACAGAAGTATTAGAAACAGAAACAAGACTAACCAACGCCGAAAGAGACGACTTATACGAAAATCGTATTAATCCAATCGCATCTTTCCCAGGTCAAGGTGTAGTTGTGTTCGGACAAAAAACACTTCAAGGTAAACCAAGTGCATTAGACAGAATCAATGTAAGAAGATTGTTGATTAACTTGAGAAAGTTCATCGCTTCTACTTCAAGATTCTTAGTATTTGAACAAAACAATAGTTCTTTAAGAAATCGTTTCTTGAATATTGTTAATCCATATATGGAACAAGTTCAAGCAAATGCAGGACTTACAGCATTCAGAGTAGTAATGGACGAATCAAACAACACACCAGATGTTGTAGATAGAAACCAATTAGTTGGTCAAATCTTTATCCAACCTACAAGAACAGCTGAGTTCATTGTATTGGACTTTGTAGTTCAACCAACTGGAGCAGCATTCCAAGACTAATAGGAATATTGATTAAGAAAAACCCCCAAGAAATTGGGGGTTTTTTGTTATGATAAGGAAGAAAAAATTTGAGAGTTTAACCACCTAACTCACAAGGGTTGTTTCTAATCTCGTGAAACACTACATAACCCTTTCGGTTCCAAATTTGTAGTCACCGAAAACCCACGACTCAATAGGTTCTTACGATTACGATATTAACACCTATTTAGGATAAATAGCAAATGTGTCAGCGTATTCAGCCAATGTATTGTATTGACTTCTATGATAACCATATTGTGGCTTGCTACCACCACGATATCTAATTCTATAATTACCAGTCATCATCATTTCTCTAATAACTGGATTAAATCTAAATTCCATAGGAATACCTTTGTAAAGAGCTACCTCGCCAGGAGTAGTATTGTTGTAATTTTCAACATTTAATCTTGGTTGATTTTGATTAGCTTCATACAATTCCATAGGATTGTGGTTATATTGATAGACATTCATAGTAAATGTCCTATTATTAAAACCAAAATCTCTTGGAACAAAAGTATCTTGGTAATTTCTCGGTTGAATTGTTGTATTTTCAGTCATTTCGTTTTCCTTTATCATTATCATAACACTATAATATACAAATACTATTTGTAAATGTCAAGCTTTTTTTTAATTATTTTCTTCAAAGAGTTCTTCTTCACAATCATCACAAAGGAAAAAGCCGTCTATTTCAACACCACACTCTTCACATATTATTTCATCAATCATACTATAATATACAAACAAAAAATGACAATGTCAAGTAAAAACTTCAAAAAAACTTCGAATAATTATATTAAAATATAGTGTTGTAGAAATTCACTTTTTTTAATTTTCTTATATTTATTACTGAAAAGTAATAAACTTTACAGGAGAAATAAAGTGGCAATGTTAGACCCAAATGAAATATTTTTTACACCATTTGAACCAAAAATGGCAAACAGGTTCATTATGGAAATCGATGGAATACCTGCATATTTAATCAAAACAGCAGCAAGACCATCACTTAACTTAGGAGAAGTTCCACTTGACCATATCAATGTTAGAAGATATGTTAAAGGAAAAGCAGAGTGGCAACCAATTACCGTAACTCTATATGACCCAATCGTACCATCAGGTGCACAAGCAGTTATGGAGTGGGTTAGACTACACCACGAATCAGTAACAGGTCGTGACGGATATTCTGACTTCTACAAGAAAGATATTACTTTCAATGTATTAGGTCCAGTTGGTGATAAAGTTGAAGAGTGGACATTAAAAGGTGCATTCATCACAACAGCAGACTTCAGTGATTTAAATTACGCAGAAGCTAATCCAGCTGAAGTATCATTAACATTAAGATACGACTACGCAATACTACAATTCTAAGGAGAAAAGTTATGTGGGCAATTTTTAAAGACGACAACGACTATAATGAAAAATCAATAATTGGATTTGCAGCATTCGCAGTAATGACAATATTCGCAGTTGTTGATTTAGGAACAGGAATCGTTGGAAAAGATTTGGTCATTAATGATATGGTATACAATTCATTTGTATTCATAACATTAGGGTCTTTCGGTATCGCAGGTGCTGAAAAGATTATGGGCAAAAAATAGTTATTAATTCTTAATTAATCAAGGAGTAAAAAATGGCTGAAAGTCAGTATGGTTTTCCTACTGAAGTTCTATCTTTACCATCAAACGGATTACTATATCCGGAAGATAGTCCTTTGCGTAGTGGAACAATAGATGTCAAATATATGACAGCAAAAGAGGAAGACATTTTAACATCTCAGAATTTAATTGAACAAGGTGTAGTGATTACAAAGTTATTAGAAAGTGTAATTGCGAACTCAAAAATTAAATTAGATGATATGTTAATCGGTGACAAAAATGCACTTATGATTGGGACACGAATATTAGGATATGGTGCAAACTATAACATAATGTTAACAGACCCCGATACAC